GGAAGATACGTCCTGTAAGACCAGTCATTGGCTGAACGCCGCAGTTATCGTATGCGATTAGGTTAGGCATTGAACGACGAACTAAGCTAATTAAGACTGGGTCGAAAATATCGACTGCGCCGTCACCAGCTGTAGATGAAGATCCGCCCATTGAGTTGCTTGGACGACCATCTGCAAAGCCTTCGCCTAGTAGATTTTGTGATGCGCCGTGTGAAGCAGCTTCACGTAGAGCGCGCTCTGTGTTCTCGAGAACCATTGCGGTTACGGAACGCTTGTGAGCATCCTTAATAGAACCTAGATCTTCATGATCTAGGACTGGTGCCCATTTTTTTGAATTTCCTCAGCTAAATACATCTTTTACCCCCTTAGGTGATTGAGTTAATACTATTTATACAATTATTTCTTTATAGATTTCGAAATTGCTTCTACGTATTTGTTGACAACCGGATCATTCGACTTTAGAACTGTTTTGCCAGATTCTGAATCAGGATCAATTGCTGCCTGCTCATCTTCTACAATGTTAGTTCCAGTTGTTTTCTTGCCGGAGAAATAATTCTCTTTAATGATCTCTACTTTTTTACGATAGCTATCAACGTCGTCAAACGCAATTCCTTCGATAAGAACTTTTAGCTTTTCAGCTTGTGTATCTGCAAGACCTTCTGCTACTTCGTCAAATACAGCTTCCATCTGAGCTTCATTGATCATCTGTTTCATTTCAATGTTTTCAGCGATAGCTTCATTTAACTTATCTTCTAGTTCAACAACATGATCTGCCATGTCATCTACTAGATCGATCTTATCGTCAGGTACTTCGATATAGTTCTCAACAAATAGGTTTCTTAAGCCGCTAATGAAGTTCTCAGAGATATCTGCACGTAGCTGATTATCAATAGCTACTTCATTCTCTTTCATCCACTGCTCAACAACATATGTCATATATGTGTCTACTTGTTCTGTTAGCTCTGCTTTTAATTGTTCAATCTCAGCATCTTTTTCTTCTTGTAGACGCTGAACTTCAGATGCAACACGGTCATTCATTGCAGCTTCAAACAATGTAGTAACTTTCTCTTTGAATTCTTCAGAGAGCTCGTCACCAAACATTGATAGCAGCCCTTCGCTTACAGTCTTATCGCCGTCTTCAGACGCGTTTTCAGCATCATTCTCGACGTCGTCGTTTTCTAAAATCTCTGGTTTAGTTGCCATTTGTTACGCTCCTTAGGCTATAATTTAAGTTATTTATAAATGTTACGATTTTGATAATTTCTTCAGGAACGTCTCGAATATCTGCATTTTTTTGTCTAGATTTAATGTTCTAGATCTTACAGCAGTATCTACATCTTCTTTGACGCCTTCTAAATGTTTTTGCACTAACATGCCGTTATTCCAAATCCATTCAACTCCTTCCATGACGCCTTGAACAAAAGCATCAGGTGCAGAAGGATCTGCAACAATATCAGCAGCAGTGGCTAATGTAAAGTCTTTTTGAACTTCCATTACACCATCTTTGCGTTTCACCATTGAACCCAGTCCACGAGTAGAAACTCCAAACTTTGCTCCAGCATTAATCAAGTTTTTTGCAATATTGCCGTATGGTGTATCAACTAATTTAGCACGACCAATAAAGTTATCACCATCTTGTTTTAATTCGGTAATAAGATGTGATACACGCTCTAAATTAATAGAAGGGCCAGATGGATGACCTAATTCGCCGAATGCACGATTTGTCTCAATCTTTTCTTTTACGTAACGAGCAGCTTCTCTTGCAAGAACATCTGTAGAATAAAAACGATTATTTTGGTTTTGTTTATTGCCTTGCATAAAGATGCCTTCAATGTACATGTCTTTTCCGCCATTTTCTTTGGCTTCAGTGACATATTTAACATCTTCGATGACTTCGCATATAAGTTTCATGTTTCTATTCCTTATCTGTATGCAATTGAAACAGCTTTAATACCTAATCCAGCATAAGCAGCATCTCCTGCAGCATTGTTTGCTTTTAAAGTATCTGTTGGATTCTTTACAACATTTTCAGTGCCAAAATCAGTGCCATGGTGTCCAAGAGTAAATGTTGCCAGTACTGTGCCAGTGTTTGACTGTAATGTTATTAATGAACTGTTCGCTGCATCTAGATTCACTAGTCGCACAAGAGAAGCTAGACTAATGTTATTAGCAGTAGTTAGTGCAACCTCTGATGCTATTGGTTTAAATGGATCAGACATTATTATTCCTTACCAGCACGTTTAGCTGAATAGTATGCTGCGAGAGCTTGTTGCTTACGCTGTTCTTTTGATTTACCAGCAAATTTTGGATTCTTTGAAGATTCAAAATCTTTAATCCATTCTCCAGCTCCACTAGAAACTTTTAGCACTTCATTCATTTCAACTTCTTCTTTTTGAGCTGCTTTAACACCACTCATACGCAAACCAGCATTTCTTATACCTTTTGCATCTTTTTTTGCATATCCATATTGATTTTTTGAAACAGGTTCATCACTCATCTTGCCAAATTTCTTTTGAATGTAAGAAGCAACTGTTGATTTTTTCAGTTCATCAACCTGCTTAATATCTTCTTTGACGCCGCCGGCCTTGAGCATGTCAATTCGGTCCTTGTAGCCGGCGATGCCTGGCTTAATGTCCTTGGCGGCCTTTTTAAGAGCAGGGGAAGCATTGGGAATATGCTTCATGGTGGTCTTAGCCTGATGACTCAGTTCATCCAACTGCTCTTCTTCATATACTGCTTCTGAATCTGGAGTATTATAACCCTTACGAGTTGCTTTACGATCGATCGTTTTAACTTTTGCACCAGAATAAACATCATCACCATTACCTGCTACATCAGCAGTCTTAACAGTAATATGCTTCTTAACAAAACGCTTCTCATCAGCCGACTTTGGAGAATATACTTCTAAAATTTGTTTTAAGGTTTTCATTTATTCCTCTTCTGTGTTTTCTGAATCCTCTTCGAAGTCCCAGTCATCAATTCCTAATTCGGCCCATTCTTCATCTGAAAGACTTAGAAGATCTTCATCACTAATATCGACGTCCTCTTCATCTGTATCTTCTTCTTCGGGCTCATCATCTGTGACTTCGTCATCTGCTTGATTATCCATAGCAGCTGCTTTAATTCTTTCTAATGTTTCATCATCCATATCTGGATTGAACATCTTAGCACCAACTTCAATATGTCTATCATACAGGGCGGCGGCAACACGCTCTTTCATTATATCACTAAATGACTGCATAATCTCAACAGGCTTTTGTTGTTGAGCAAAATCAATAATATCTCTAGTCTCAGGCATATCTTTTCTCCAAATTATTTATAATGTTATAATTGCTTAAGATGTCAATTTCTTCTGCAGCAGGTGCAGCGGCCGGCTCAGGAGGATTGTATAATGGATTCTTCATCTCATCAAGGATTTCTTGATCGATTTGTTTAACTTCATCTTCATCTTGATGAAGAACATTCTTACGAATCCATAGATGAGAATAATACTTACCGACATATGGGTCTAACTGCTGCATAGTCGATAATCTATCTCTCATTATCTCTGCGTTCTTAAGCTCGTCAAAATAGTTATCACGTGCATAATCAAATTTAATATTTTGATTTATCTTCTTCCAATCTTCAGATGTCAGAATATTCTTTAAAATCAACTGACGTTCTAAAGTTTTAAGAAACACTGCCGAGAAACGATTACGTAGTCTAGTAATAAACTTTGCAAATTTAATCTCGTCTCTCGATATCTCTGTTGCTCTTCCAAAATTAAATTGAGTAGAAGGATCTAATCTAGAAACAGGAACATTTAATGAATTAAATAACTTCTTTTGGAAGTAGAGAACATCATCCATCTCCCCCAAGTTCTGTCCAGCTGGTAGGGTAGTGATCTCAGTACCCTTTCCACCCTCACGACGTGGAAGCCAAAAGTCTTCCAGCATCGACATGAATTTACGATCATCTCTGATCTCACCAGTCTGAGCGTCATACACAACTTTATTCTTAAAACGTGTCATAACATCGCGTAGATATTGTTCTGCCTTTATCTTAGGAAGATTACCAACATCAATATAAAATATACGACGTTCTGGAGCACGTGAAATTCTGTAGATAACAGTAGCATCTTCCAATGCACGAAGCTGATTTAACGGCTTAATCGCTTTATGCAGATATGAAAGAACTAGATCACCATTCAAATTAGTGATACCACTTGTTGTATGAAGAATAGAGTCTTTAGCGATCTTCAATGCACCCATTCCGATGCCTTGCTGCGCTGACCATGTATTCTTCTGCTTATCAAAACCTTTTTCATTGTAGATATAATATTCGTTCATCATTACAGGAACTGTAAGGTTAACATTCTTATCCATACTTGCTGGCTTCTTACGCTTAGTTTCTCTGATCTTACGAATCTTACGTGGATCAATATAGCGAATCTCTTGAATACCAGCTCTTGGATTTTTATCGTCGATGATCAGGTGAAAGTATAATCTACCATCGACATACCAACGCCTGAACAACTCATAACCTTGGCTATTAAATTCGAATAATGAGACGATCTCGTCAAACTCATCTCTAATTTTTTTCTTTACTGCTTCAGATAATTCTGGAACATCATCTAATACAATACTAATTATCTTTTCATCATGATCTGTAACGATAGCTTCATTAACAATATCATCGATAGCTAATTCTAATTCAGGATGCATCGACATATCACGATATCGTGATACTAATTCACTCTCTGTTTTAATCGATCCATCAAGGTCAACATATGTTCCATATGCACCACCTTGAGAAATTTCTACTGCACCATCATCATGTTTTTGAGGCGTAAAAGAGACTGGCAAAGCTGCCATCTCGTCTGTCTTACGTCTAATTTCAAAGCCAAATAATTGCATATTATATTTTCCTTAGAATACGGCTGAAAAAGGGTCACTAGGACCCCTCTTCCTATTAAGTACCGCCAGCGTTTCCAGTAATACCACCAGAAACTTCCCAATAGTCATATGCAAATGTGACCTGAAAAGTTTCAATCTGGTCTGTTGTATTCCAATCCAAATCAATCGCTGAGATATCTGTTGGGTAGATACCATTAAATTGATATGTTCTGATTGGCAAACCAGTTTTTGAATACTGAATTACTTGTGCTTGTGCTTTATAAAGCAGTGGTGAAGCTGCTCCAAAACCACGGACGTTTCCTTGCAATGAATTAATAGTGTTTGACCACTGCTCCATTGCGTTTCTAATTAAAAAGTCTTCATCATTGATTATAGTTACAGTCCAATCAGCAAATGTTCTATCTCCAGCTAATTTGATCTTACGACCAAAGTATGGAACTTCGATAGTTCCCAGCGATGAAGCTGGGATCTGAGCTGTCTGCACCATAAACGGTACTTTAATATCTGCTACACTGTTTGCAGGATTCTGAATCGTTACCTGGAACAGTGAGTTACGAGCACCGCCTAATGTTAATTGACTTCTAATCTCGTTTACGTTAAATGCCATTTTGTTCTCCCTGTTCTATTAGAATTGACCAACGATCTCAGAGAACTCAACGCCAGTTCGAACAGCAACAAAGTTCAACTGGATAAAGTTAATAGAACGAGCAGGCTTGATGTAAATATCACCAACAAACTCATTTCTATCTATAACTTCCCCGGTATTATTTGTTTCATCGCACACAACCTTGAAGTCGTAAATACCTCTGCGTCCTTGTACATCTCTTAAGAACGGTTCAACAAGGTTTTTAAACTGCGCTCTTGTAAACTCATCGTTGAATTCAAACAGAGTAAATTGAGAAGCTGTCGCAATAGCTTTTTCAAGTACAATAAACAATCTACGTACGTTAATACGATCAAATGCACTTGGTTTTGCTAATAGAGTTTTATCTCCATACAGGATAGTTCCTTGACCTGGGAATGTAACGACTGGGTTAATTCCTGATTTATACAGAACATCACGATCTGCTTTATCTGGGTTATACGCCAATTTAACTACATTCTTGATCTGACCTCTGTTGAAACCTGCTGGTGAGAACCATGGGTCTCTTGTTGTATCAGTACGTACGCATAATCCCGCTGTATCACCATTTAATGGAATATAACGATAAACGTCGTTGTACTTGTCATACATATACTTATAGCCGGAATCTAGGACAGCATATGATGTTGAACGAAGACTATTTCTAAATGTAACAATATCTGCTTCTTCGTCTTTACCAGCATTTGTAACTACGTCATTCTTATCTGGAGATACGAATACAACGCAATCTCTACGAACTTCTGCGATGTTATCAATTAGATAGTTAGCTAGTTGTTCACCATTAGTACCACCTTTTGACTTACCTGTCAAAACTAACGATACATCAACATCTGAAGCACTTATAAACTTATCGTATGCAGCCGTTAAACGACCGACTGCAATATCTACCTCATTATCACCATCTGAACCATTTACAAATGATAGAGACAATGGCTTAGTTGCAGTTGAATCGGCAACAAGTAATGCTGTTGCAGTAGCACCAGTTGTTGAATCAGCACCAACCCATACCCATGAAGAAGTCTGATTAATTACTTCTTTATAGTAATTTGAAGCACCTTGTTCTGTCTTAGCATCTGTAGCACGTGAAACATTTTCATATACTTCTAGAACTGTTCCAGGAACACCAGAAACTTTACCATCTTCATCTACAATTACAACGTGTACAGCATCTTCTGCAGAAGTGTTACCAAAACTAGTAACAAAGTCTGTTTGACCAGGAGCGCTACTAACACTATTAAAAAATTCCCAATAGCGTAGTACATTATTTGAAGTAAAATTAGAAGTTAAATTGAATGTTTCTTCAAACGTGATTGTAAATGCAGAATCACCATTTGGTACAGACGATTCAAGCACAAATGCTGGTGTAGTCATCGACTTGATCTTTAACAGCTGCTTACCAAATGTTGCATTACCTGCTTCGATAATATCACCAACTGATAGTAGTGCCTTGATTGACGTTGCTGCAGTATTTGTAGTTGATTCTGTAATACCAGTGCCATTAGCAATATTAACTACAGCATTTGCAGAACCAGCGGTAAATGTTATTGCTGTGAGTGCAACTGTGAGATTTGCTGCATACACTGATGATTGCAGATTGATTGTAGCACTATATGCAGTATTAGTTTCACACACAGAAACTTTTAACGAGTTTCCTAATGCGCCTGGGAAACGGCCCACATAGTGTATATCATTTTCAAATGAAGTAATTTTTGTCGCATAATCGTCTTCGTTTAAAACCAAATGTATCAGGTTTGAACCGATAGAACCGCTATTTGCCATAGCTGTTAATACACCATTAGCACCAGTTGCATCTGCTGTGTTTGCCGCACGACTTACGTATAATTTGTTTCCATACGAGAGGAAACTTGCTGCTGTGAAAAATGTCTCAGGATTTAGACTTGTCGGCTTACCGAAACGTTTGACTAAGTTATCCTCGCTGCTAATTAGAACCAATTTGTCAATTGGACCCCAACGGAAAACGCCGGCAATGGCACCTTCAGTAGTAGAAACAGCGGGAACAACCGTAGTCAGATCGATTTCCGATACATTGACTCCTGGGCTGACTTGAAAAGGCATGTTATCCCCCTTAGATTATAATGTTTATGTAAATAGACTCAAGTTATCTTTATTTATACAATTGAATTCTCTCATTACATTCGCTCAAATTCTTCATTACTTACCATCCGACCATCTTCTATTGGCATACCATCATCAAATATCCCTGTTGGCATCATATTTTCTTCAATCTGTTGAATTTGTTTCTTATACATTAATTCTCTCAAATTAACATCAGTCAGCTCTTTGAAATATGGATTTGTGGTCAGCCACGCAAATAGAACAAGCGTCATAACTAAATCGTCATGATAACCATCGTCTGCTTTATATGTTCCTCTTTTTTCAATAAATGTAGAAATTTCAGATATGGTGTCTGCATCAGTAATTAAAAGCTTTTTCTCTTCAATCAATGACTTTAGAGTAAGACACCCAACTCGTTTGACCTTTTTATCGGTCTGAACTCCGTACGCAGTAGATCCAGATCCACCGAATCCACCAGAAATAATTTGTCCTTTAGTACTTCTATTAACAAAAAGAATATTTTCGTATTCAAGATCTTGGTAGAGAATATGTGTAACTTGTTCACTAGAGTTAATCTCCATAAGAACATATGCTTGATTATACGTATTTCCGATCTTATAGATAACATTCGGATATAACATCGGACTAATAGTATTGTTTCTATATTTTGCTACGATCGTATATGGAACCTTTGTTATATCGATAACTGTAAATGCAGAATAGTCTCCACCGACTCCTTTTGCTGTATCAGCAACCATTACATAGTTGTGTCCTTTTTGAGGCGTCTCATATACATCTAGACCATCAATACTGTAAGTAATCTGCTTAGCTGACATCTGCCCAATATGATCTGCATCAATAAGTGTGAGCGATGAACCAAGGAACTTACATAGAACTTCCTGATTAAACTTAAGTTCTCCAAGTTGACGTTTTTGTTCTTTTGCCCATTTCTCATCTCTACCAGGAATCTTCCAATATGGAATAAACAATGGAATAAAGTCATTACGACCATTTTCTGCATCATTCCAGAATTTCCAGAAGTGATTAAATCCTAATGGAGTAGATGATAATAAGATCTTTGTTGTAGAACCCGCAGAGATTGTAGGATAAACAGAAGTAAAGAACTGTTCAGCTATCGTTCCAGGAATAATAGCAGTTTCATCAACGTACAATAAGTTAACTGATTTACCACGAATACCAGATGCAGATGTTGCAGCCGTAAATACGATCGATCCATTCTCTAGTTCAATATCACCTTTATTCCATGTTGTTACACCTTGCTGCATCCACTTAGGAAGGTATTCATACATCAACTGATAACGATGTAGAACCTCTCGAGCAGCAGAAGATTTATTAGCAAGAATAGCTACAGTCTTACTTCCTTGAAATATTGTGTACCATAGAATATATGCTGCAGATGTTGTCGTCTTACCTTGCTGACGACCTTCCATCAAAATAACCTTTCGATTATTATGGATAGTTTTGACTTTCTCTATCTGACAATCATATAATTTGAATGGTTGAATGCCATGATCTAGTGTAACAATATAGCAATAGGTATTTATAAAATAGACAGGATCAGCTGCGCATTTCATATACTCTTGAACTTGTTCTGCAGTCCAAGCAATAGGGACACCCGCTCCCTTCAAATTAGCATTTGAATTATAAAACTGCGCCACTTTATTCCTTATTTGCAGCAAGCATCTTCTGCAGATCTGCTGTAGTCAATATTAGATTATTATTAATAGTTTGTGGGCCTTCTTTTTTATCGACCGCCGCAATTTCTTTTTTCTTTTTAGATAGATCTAGAAGATCTTTATTCGCACTCACAATCGTATTAATCAACGTAGAGATAACTTCGTACGCTCTTGGGTGTTGTGATTGATCTGCGATATCAATTAATTGTTCTAGTGCTTCTGTTCCATTATCAATAGCACCTTTGATATTATCTCTTGCGTAATCAAAGTCTTCCTCAGCTGTTGTTTGAGGTACGTATGGTGTGACTGGATTACTTGGAGCCATTTCAATCACATTAACATCAGTAATTGATCTCAGCCCTAATGATCTATCTATATCATTCATCTTCAGGGACTCCTAAAAAGTCTGTGATAAATCCATAATTGTCTGAAGCCTTAATATCTGCTATTGGAATACTATTTGCGCTAATGCTAGTAGGTGTATTTGCAGCAGTGAGACCTGGTGTTACTTTTACACGTTCATTAGGAATTGCAGTATTAGATATCAATATATCATTAGTTCCAGGTGTAACATCAACAAATATATTAGTATTAGCCATTTTAATGACAGAACTTGTTTTTGTAGGCCCGAATAGATATCCTTTTATTGTGAAGTTCAAAGTCCATATAATAGCTCTTTTACTAATAAAATCACCTTCATATGTATCTTGATATGTGACTGTATTAAGAGCAATAGGAATATCTAATTTTGCATCTACATCAGGCAATACATTAATTGTAGCTGTAAATTCAGGAGCAAAATATGGTAAGATCTGTTCAATGATCTGAGTGCCGTCATCTGCATTCTTAGTCATAACACTTAATTCAATCGTAATATCATAAGGAACCGGGTTATATGCATATGTCATTTTAGACGGATTATTTGGATCTGCTTTAACGATCTTATTAATCTTTGGTAGACGTCTATCACCAGCATACGCGATATCAACAATCTCAAATGACATACGAGGAAGAACTATTGCAGTAGGACGCGTGAATGATGGATCTCCATCAGTGCGAGCTAAAAACTTTTCCTTCGGCCCATATGATAATGGAACACGTATAGTCTGAACAAAGTCTTGATCGGTAGTTTTTCCTTTACGATTGATATAGATATCGTTGAATAGCGTTCCAAATAGGATAATATACTTTCGAATAATCCCGTGATAATATGTTTCAAACATTAAAAGTGTCCCTCACTAAATGGATCCGCTTCGCTGAAGTCGATAATATCAGCTCCTTCAAGTTCAAACTCTGTATTGTCTTCAAAGCTGTCGCCGGCTTGAGTAGAGAAGTTATATCCAGACTGTAATATCGGATATCCGTCTGAATCTAGAATCTGTAGACTATCATTTGTATATAACGCATATGAAGTTGTAGCAAGAGAATAATCTCTTTCAATATTATCGACTGCAGCAAGACCTGTATTCAGTCTCTCGCTGCTGTACTCAAAGACTTCACATGTTAAATCGTATGTTTGTAATGAACCAAATTGGTAGAAAATTGCGCGCTTATCAGTATACTTAATGACAAACACTTTTTCATTCAATGGAAAATAGATGATATCACCTTCATTAGGACGAAGGATTCCTGCAGATGTTCCTACAGCATTTGCAAATCTAGTTTGTGATACTGAAAATGTAATCTGATCTCTAATCTCTAAACCGAATTTAGATAATAATTGACCATCACCTTCAAAACCATCTATGTTCTTAATATACATCTCAACAGGATAATTTGCTATGTACTTATGGATAGGGGACTCACCGTATATCTCGTCTTTCTCAACGATCGTTCTAGGACAGTAGTACATGTCCATGCCATACATCTTGATGGATTCAATAATTAGGTCGTTGACTAAAGTCTGTTCAGCTGCACTTGTGTAATTATTAAAATACTGATTGGTTGTCATTTAAATATCATCCCACCATATCCAGAACAGGAAGTGAAAAGGAATTAATCATCGTATCTTCTAGTTCTTTGATCTCTGCTACAGCATCGTCGTAGATCTTTTCACCATTAAACTGAACTCCACCTGGCATATTCATACCGATGAACTTAGTTAGGTTAGATCCCCATTGACGCTTGATTAAAGCTGTTGTATATCTCATCAACCAATTATCTTTCCATACATCAACATAAGTTGTAGGATCTACGATCTCATATGCTTCGATAAGTAGGTATTCACCAACATTAACAGTATTCCAATCCATGTCGATATGACATATATTTCTATTACGATTGTAACGAATAGGCTGTTTACCGACTAGCAACTCTTGAATAAGTTGTAGATGTTGGAATGTGAGATAATATGGAACCATTGACACGCTAGTCAATGTATAGAGATCATTTAGAGCAATCTGATAACGAATATTAAACAAATCGTCTGAACGAATGGAAGGATCACCAATAGAGAATACACTTACTGCTCCGATGATATTCTCAGGGAGTGTAACGTATTTATTAGCTATTGTAGTTTCGGTGATCTGATGTTTATAATATGTCTTTTCTGTACCATCGAAGTGATAGTCCCAGTAGTATCTAAGAGCATCATCGATACGATCTTCTACCTGAGTATCATCGACATTGATCTCAATAACTGGTTTACCCAGTCTTCTTAAGCAATATTGTTTAAACGTTTCGCGGGTAGTTGGGGCTGCCATATTTTACTCCTATAAGTATGGAGTATTTATATTGCAATAGAATTACAAACCCAGAGATCTATTTAATTTGGTCAGATCAGCACAGGTATAGCTTTGATAGCCGTTTTTAAGATTATCTGGCATAGGAATCTCAACAATAGGGACATTGTAGAGCTGCGCAACTTCATAGAAGCTCTTAGGTTTACCTGATCCCACATTCCAGATGCCAGTTTCTTTAATATCTAAGAACTTCATCTGAATATCAAACACATCATCAACATGAATAAAGTCACGTTTAAAGTCCTTACTTCCTTCGAAGACTTTAATTTGTCCAGTTTCTGCTTGTTTCATGAACTGATGGTATGGGCTTGCTTGATTGCCTTTATGATCTTCATGTGGACCATGGACATTGAAGTATCGAAACCCTTGAATACGAATATCTTCATCTATCCATTGTGGTTCTAGTCTGTCAAATAGATATTTTGACCATGCATATGCAGTTCTAGGATCTTTCGGTGCAGATTCATTGAAGTTAGTACTAAGACCATACACAGAAGCAGATGAAGCATATTGAAGATTGACTTTATGCTTTATACATTTTTTAAGAAGCCATGTAGTAAAATCAAAGTTCTGCATCATCACCTTCTCTACATCAGTTTCAGTAGTAGAAGATATTGCACCAAGATGAATAACCCAATCTAATCCTTTAAAGTCTGGAAGATCATCTAACCATTCAAATAGTGAAAGCTCATGCTTGTCTTTGAGTTTATTGATAAAGTTTTGGCCAATAAATCCTGTGTATCCTGTAATAAGAATCTTCATCTCTGTGAATCTCCTGGAGAAACTCTGTAGTTATCTTCTTCTGAATCAGGAGTAGACACTTCTACAATCGTACCTTCTACGTAACAAATTAACTGATGTGGAAATAATGGTGGGTTGTGCCACACATCTCCTTGTCTAAGTATTCTCGAATCATGACTAGCATCTTTTGTGTTTATCCATCTGACTTCAAATTCACCTGAAAGCACGTACCAAGTCTCGTCTTTCTCTGCATGAAAATGCATAGAGAACTTTTTACCCTTTTTGAAATGCATGAACTTGCCGCAGTATTTATCGTTGGTCACCCATATATCTTCATGACCCCAACCTTTATCTACTTTACCGGTTGCTCGCATCTTCAATTTCCTCTAGAGTTGGATCATATACACCAATATGCTTTATAGTAATGGATGCAGCTATGTTTGCAAATTTAATAGCTGTTGGAATATCCTTAGTCTGTATATAATTATAGCATAACGCAGCTAAAAATGTATCTCCAGCTCCACACACATCAAACACTTCAGTCTGAGGTGCAGGATAATCAACTCCATTATATGAAGCGCCATGTTTGCCTTTAGTTACAATAACGCCTGCGCCACCACTTGTTCTAGAATTATATTCTTTCTCATTGATCTTGACTATAGGATTTTCATTCTCTTTAATTTTGCTAAACCTAGCTAAGTCTGTTTTCTTGGTATCGATAAAGACAGGACCAGTATACATATCTAATATGCTTTCAATTATGGTGTATGTAATGGATCCTTTATCATAATCACTGATGACTACAGCATGATATGAGTTTAACCAAAGAGGATCCCATATAAAGCTTATAGGTTTTGATATCTGATCTTCATCGATTCTTAATATCTGTTGTTTGCTTTTTAAGTCGATATATCTAGTCTTCTTACATGATCTAACACCAGAATGATGATCTACATCGCATCCTAGATTTAATAAGTTTGAGTGCACATTCCACGACATACCTTTACGAGTATCAGAATGTGATGGTGCAAAGATAGGAACTGGAGCTTCAGGACTAATTCTTTCTACAGTGCCATATTGATAAACATCTACACAGGTATCACCTAGAAGCAATATCTTGAATTTTGTTTGTTGTTGAGTATTCATTTATTCGATCGAACCATATAGTAGGGATTGGATATTTGCTAGGATTATAATTGGGCTTATGATCTGAACCTTTTATAATTATACTACAATTGCTAATATAAGTACACAGTTCTTCTTCAGTCTCAAAAAATACGACATCATCTACAGCCTTTAGATTCATCAACATCTCTTTTCTTTCAAATTGATTGTTGATTGGTCTAGACTCTCCCTTTAATCTTTTAACACGAACATCAGTATCAATAGCAACTAAAAGATAATCTCCCTGGCTTTTCGCATAATTTAAAAGACGCAGATGTCCAGGATGCAGGATATCAAACGTACCATTCACAAATATCTTTTTCATTCTGCTCTATAGACTCCAGTATCTCCAGCTATTCCTTCAATATGCATAACATCAGGATCAATTACCTTCTGATGTGGAATATTATAGAAGTGCCCAATTTCAATATTGTGTTTTTGTAACATAATGAAGTCAAACATTTGCGGAATCAAATTATAATATTCATCAAAAAGACTTGCATCCATAGACCACAATCTAGTTTCAAAATAAATGACACGCTCTCTTGTTTTCCACTGATCTTGACTGACATCCCATTCATTTACTTTAAAACAATACATGCCTTTCCAGTATTCTTTTTCATATTCTGTAATATCGAATGTGTCTGTTAGTCTATATCTTCCAGTTAATTTAAATATACGTTTGCCAATTAATCCTTTTTCTTTCATGATTCGAAGTGCTAATTCCATCATGTAGATCTCGCCTACACCTTTTGAATGAATCTTATTAGCAAGACAAGTAAAGAGATTATGTTCCATCTGAACAAACACATCAACTTGTGGATTAATTATATCAACCTGTTCTTGAGTTAATGGCACTATAGAGTTATCGATGTAGATGATCCTTACGTCTGGAACCTTCTTGTGTATAGACTTAAATGTTTCTTGTAGTTCATCGAATCTTTTTTTACCATCAACAGGACCATGATCTGTGTTGATCGTCGATAGTACTACAAATGTATAAAAATCATTGTTCATTTATATCTTTCAACATTTCTTCTTTCATCTGCTCTAATGGCAGATCCCAGTTCTTAGGTTTAGTCTGCTTAAACACTTTTAGATTATCTCCATACCATATACTTGAGTATTGACTTCTACCCGGCAGTGGTGGACTCAACCATGTAAAATATGCAGAGATTGGAATTAATCCATAAGTCTTAGTTCCCATGATAGCTGCTGCATGCAACACAGAAGTACATGATGTGATAACAAGATCTAGATTTTCAACTAATGCAAATGTGTCATCATATGAATGAATAGCATCTGTGTGATCTATAAGCTCTGGGTATTTTTCTGCTAATTCAACTCCATCACCAATCTGCAAGGAATAGATCTCTACATCTCTTCCAGCAAATGCAGACTTAATCATATTCATCATGCCGTCTAAAGGAACTTGACGATGCAGGTCTCTTTCATTCTTTGCATTACCTTGCCAACGAACACCAATCTTTAAAGCTTTAGACTCTTTAATGAATGCCCATTTTTCTCTAGCTTCTTCAGATGGAGATAGATATTTCTCTTTAATCACTTCTTCTTCTGTAACCTGTAGCCATAAAGGAACCTGCATCGCATAAGTCCACATCGCATCTTCAGGGATATTATCGAGATCCATAACAGTCTCATATCCACATCGATTGAAGATCTCCATCAGATCTTTTCTCAGTGTATAGTAAACAGGTTTAAATCCCATTTCTTTCAATTTGTCCATCCAACGAATAGTGATGAACTCATCTCCTATACCACCACCCTCCATGAATAAGACAAGAGTTTTCCCTGGAAATTTACCACCTGCCCAGTAAATGTATGGTAGTTCTTTTGGAGAAAACCAAAGTTCTAGTTTCTTTACATTAATTAAGAATCCAGCAAGTCCTTTTAAGAACTCGCCTTTTTCCATATCATACGTACCTAGATTGAAGTTCACTATATCACGATGTCTTTCAGATAAAGTATCTTCTCTTGCTTTTAGATCTCTTAATATCTTTTCTGAGTCAATCTTATTTCCTAGAAGGTAATGAGAGAACACCATCTCAAGTAACACATCAACAGAATTTGGTTCAACGGCAGCATTAAGCTTAGAATAGTATAAAGACTTTTCAGGTATATTCAAGTTATTATACATCTTCGCCAGATTTGCACGACAATTATATTTCGCTTGATTGTCCTGTACCATATCAAGAACCTTCAATGCATACTTCTCAGCCTTTTCTGCATTCCTTAGATCAAGATATAGTTTTGCTATCAGATTAAATTGTTCTATATCAGCAGAATAATTAGCAAACACATCTAATAGATTTTCTGCTAGTTTATCTTCATTGTGTTTTTCTAGGAATTCAACGATCATCGACAATGGATCGTTTTTTGCATAATCATCTAATTTCATTCTGTCTCTCAATAATCAATAAGCCATTATTATGTGTTGCTTCATGTACTACTTTCCATTCTTTATTCATGATCAGGAATTGGTTGATAGCAAATGCAATACCCATCCCACCATTATATCCAAATTCAACAGAAGGATCTTGTCCCCATTGACCGTATGTTACAGTATCATGAAATGCGATGTACTTACTTACTTTATCAGCATGTAGCTTAAGTTCTTTTTTAAGCTGTCCATACTGGTGTAGAGTATCTATAAAGAGAAATTCTGTAGGTTCTATCTCAATCTCTAAAGTATTCGCTTCAATATAATGATAGTCCCATCCACTAGCTTGTGCAGCATTAAACCACTTTTGAACTACAGGATGGATATCAAGATCATACGATATTAATCTTAATGGGTTTGCATATAAGAATGCAGAGGTGCTTTGACCATCTCTTACACCCATCTCTGTAATAAACTGACATCTCTTTGCGTATTCATATAGTGTGGGTAGATGTTCATTGATGTCTGTTTTTGCAGCACAACATGAATCATATACTAGTTTAAATGAGGTAATCATTCTTTTACTGCCGCCAATTTAATTAAGGTGTTCATAGCAACGTTTGTTGCCTCTCTCATAAGTCTTGTGAATATAAACAATTCTTCATCTGATAATGTTCCATTGTCTCTCTTTTCATGAATGCTTTGAATCAACGGATGATAAAACTGGTCATATTCAAAATCATACCAAATAACATCAAAGTCCATATCATACTTATACGCCATACCAGAACTTGATCCAATAGTTTCCATGTGATGCTTATAGAACTTCTTACTGAACATATTCATGATGTTTACAGTGATCGGTCTTTTATGAGTAGGATCTCCGTAGAATACGTCATGCTGATGATGAGGAACGATGATATCAATGATCGCACCATGTTTACAGACACGATGCATCTCTTTCATTAGTGGAATAAATCCATCTCCGATATGTTCAAGGATATGATGAGCTTTGATCTCTTCAATAGAATTATCTTCAAATGGAAGTTTAACATTCACATCGTCTAGATTTACTGTATAATCAGGATGAACTAATGGATCATCATTCACATTTAAGAAACCATCAAACCGTTTAAAACCACTGCCAAGATTAATCTTCATACTTTTGCCCCAGTAAAATTTACCCAAAACTTTCTAAACTCACCTTTACGTTGACTTAGAGAATAAAATGGAATTGTATGAATTAAGCATCGTGATGAGTACAGATAGATGGGATGCGGACCATTATCTAATGCTGATGCAAAATGAGATACACCAGTATCTCCACCATAGAAAACATCAGCTGTCATAATATGATTTATATTTGTCTCAAAGTCGTATTCAACTTCAAACCCATGAGGATTCATGTCACGATACAGCATGTCCTTTGAGCAGATAATTTTTTTATGATCAGGATATTTTGCATTGCATTCTTCTAAGATCTCTGCAAACAGTTCTTTAGACCAGTTTCTTTGAACATTATATTGTGCATCATATAAAGGAAAGATCACAACTTTCTTTTCTTTAAGATGTGGATTTTTTATAGTAACATGATCACCGATGATATCACGATAATCCCATACGCTCACGTCTTTCCATGGAAGCGTCGTTGTTCCAATATCTTCAGAAAAACAATCAGTGAGCTTACTAAGAATTCTAAAGAACTTATAGATATAGTCTTCTTTATTTAAAACACCAGGAAGAAAATGAAACTTGA